TTGTAGGCCAGGAACACAGAGATCCGTTCCATGACAATCAGGGGAGACATCCGCAGGGGCAACAGCAATTGCAGTATTATCAACCTCCACCGCCAAGGCATGACGCCCATTCTGATGAGCCAATCACAGACCAGATTGCCACCATTTTTCTGGATCAGGGTTGGATCGGCGGGATGATGCTTTTGCTAATGGCATATCTCCACTTCACCCAGAAACAGGCGAGATCTGACCGTATAAGATTGGAGGAATCTCTGGTTCAACTTCTGACCGATAACAACAAGGAACTGGCCAAATTCAGTGCCGAGCTAGACAACCTGAGTAGGGAGGTTGAAAGAATCCGTGGATGATGAGATCCAATGCAAAATTATTCGTCAGGATGTTTCTCACGATTCTTCTGATGCTGATCTTCACGCTTAATTTACTCTGTGTTTTTATGGTTGAGATTCCTGAATCCATGCAAACCATTTCCTCGGTGATCGTCGGTGCGACGGGGAGCATGATGGTACAGGCTATCGGTTACTGGTTCGACAGTACGGAAGCAAACGATTCACAAACAAACGGCACAAAGCCATGATCCAAAAACTATTAGCCAGCCTATTTCAGAAACTAACCACAGAAAAATTTGTCATCTCCCTCACTCTTCTCCTGCTTACTGCCCTGGTTAAAAGCACCAAGAATACCTTGGATGACCAGGCTCTTGACATGGTCCGCAAAGCTCTTGAGGAGGAACCCGGAGCTGACGCGGCGTGAATTTCTCCTCTCTACTCCACTCGTGCTTTATGGGACTTTTATGGCAGGAAAATATCTAACTCCTCACTTCACAGTTGAGGAAATGAAATGCAAGGGTACAGGAATCTGTACGATGGATGAAATGTTTATGGAGCTTCTTGAAGAGATCAGGAAGCTATATGGTAAACCTATTTATCCAATCAGCGGCTATAGAGCACCAAAACACAATGATAAGGTCTCATCGTCAGGATTAAACGGACCTCATACTACAGGTCGTGCCGTTGATATTACTATTTACGGAACTGAGGCAAGGATCCTGGAGCAGATTGCCATGAATAATGGCATGACGGGTATTGGTGCGAAACAACATGGACCTCATAAGAAGAGATTCATTCATCTTGATAACCTGGAAAGTGATCTAAAGATCCCAAGACACCGACCTTGGACTTGGACTTATGAAAAGTAGCCTCACCACATATTGATATGCCATTCAGATCGAAGAAACAGAAAGCCTACCTGGCCATCAATAAGCCGGGAATCCATAAGCGCTGGAAGAAAAAATACGGATCCAAAATCAGGAGAAAGAAATGACACCACAAGCTTTCATTATTCAGGAGCTCATCACCTGGGGGGCGAAGATGCTCTTCGACGCGGTGACATCGGAGGATAATAATCTGGATGCTGACCAGGCAAAAAGCCATTCCAAGAATGCCATCAGTGAGATTTCCGAGGAAGCTCAGAAGCTCATCCTGGAGAACCTTCCGAAACATCTGAAGCTATGATGTACCCGGAGAAGAACCTTCCGCCCCGGAGGGCTCGGAGGAACCCGACAGGCCCTCGGCCTATTCGGAATTTGAAACCTAAGTAAAAGGATATATAATGCCCAAGAAAAAGCAGGGTTATAAATCAAGATTGGATGAACGTCTGGGAATGACCCGAGGGAAACAGGCCGCTAAAAAGATGTCAGCAGCGGGCCGCCGAAAGGTCAGCAGGGCGACCAGGAAACCGAAGGGATCTTACGGGTTCGCGAAGAAAAAGTGATCCGAATGGGTTCATGTTTGGGTTCATGTTGGGCCTGGGTTCATGATGGTTCATGCCTTTTAAAAACCTAACCCGTTGAAATCACTTATGTTTTGGTGGGCCATGCAGGTTCGAGTCCTACCTGGCCCACCAGTGCAACCCCTTGCAAATACTGGATGCAAGGGGTTTCTGGATCCTTTGGGTTCATGATGGGTTCATGTTTTAGGCTTTTTCCAGGATCTTCTTGATCTTCTTCAGCTTGTCTTCTTCCGGATTCCATATCTGATAGCAAGCCCTCTGGAAGGTCTTGTAATCACGTTCAGTCCAATAATTATGAGAGTCATCAACCATATCCTTTATGGTTTCTTCATGTTCAACCAATGCAGTCTTCACAATTTCCCACTGTGCTCCCGTTAGTTTTATTTTGATCATGAGGCCTTTCCCACGCCCATCAGACCGGGCCTGTTTCTTGTTCATTTAACACCGGCAGCATTCTTCAACAGCTGAATAATTTCAGTCTTCGCTGCCAGCAATTCTTTTGTGGTTTCTAGGTCATTTTGGAGCCGGGCGATCTCTTCATCCTTATCTATTAAAAATCCTACTTCCTCACCGGTGATCAGCCACCGCGGGCAAACCTGGAGTATATCCCAGAATTTTTTAAGGAGATCCTGATCGATCAACTGCTTCCCCGATTCAAGGCGGCTGATGGTTGACCGGTTCAAATCAAGTTTGTCTCCGAATTCATCCTGCTTCATGCGTCTGTCCTGACGGATCTTCCTGATCCGAATTGCTATTTCCATTTTTAATTCCATGGAAAGGGTTAATACCGAAACTAACATTAATAGTCAAACCTCAGTTAAGTTAAGTATCGGGATAGTTAAGGGGGCCGGAGCCCCCTGGTGGATTAGACGGGTCCGAGTGCGTCAGCTACACCGGCCTCGGCAGTTGCTGCACTGTCGTTTAGCTGCGAAGTATCCCAGTGAGTATAGCGGTCTACTGAATTCAGATTATTGTGCCCCAAAAACTTGGAGATATTAAAGAGGGGAACCCCATCCTGAACCTGCCAGGTCGCTGCCGAATGGCGGAGCGTATGGAATACGTAATCATCGAGCCGGTCATCACCCTGATGTCTGAGCCCTAATTTTTTAATCAGTGTATTCCAGGCCTTCGAAGGATCCTGGGGAAATACCCGATCTTCCCGGATTCCGCTTGCCAGCTGACGTTCCGATGCAGCCGCTTTCCGGCGGATCAGGATCTTGGCTATCGAGGGAAATTTCTCCAGGGGGATTGATCTGGAATCATCTGAATTCTTGAGCCCCTTGGTGATGATGTACTTGCCACCGTTTTCGTTTTTGGCATAGATGAAGTTCCCGTCCTCATCGACTCCATCACAGACATTCCGGCGAAGTGCCTGACGAATATGGAGGTAGCCCCGTTCGAGGTCTACATTATTCCAGGTTAACCCACGGGCTTCAGATCTTCTCACTCCTAGAGTCAAACAAAAATAAACGAAATCCCTCAGATCCGGGGAGGTTGATTCATTCAGCCCGTCAGCCAGGGCTTTCAGTTCCGTGGATCCGCGATGGAAGACCGCCTTCCTTTTATTGTCTGTCGCACCCTTGACTTCAGGCCACTTGATCAAGGTTACGGGATTGAACCCAGGCTTGACCAGTTCAACGCCCTGCTGTTGGCCCCATTTCAGGCATGAACTCAGCACCGACAGATAGTTGCAGATGGTTTTATTGGTGAGTTTTTTGTTTGAGCTGCTTCCTTTTTTAGGTGCCGTTTCAAGCAACTGTTCTTTGATGTCGTGGATATGGGAGGGAGTTATTCCCGAGATCGGGATCTGGCCCAGTTTCTCAGACCAGAATTTAAGCTGCTGTTCGTAGTAGTGGGCGCATCGAAGATTCTTGACGTGCTCGGCCTTGAATTTCCTGATGAGGACATCAAGCACATGATCACGGCCGGTTGATATGGCCGATCCCTTCGCCAGCATTTTGGCCTCAGCAGCTTCGATCTTGAGCTGCAGCCAGGTATGGGGCTGTTTCTCTTCTTCGAGCTGGGCGACCGTGCAGATGGTTTCCCTTCTGCCGTTTTCCTGCGATCCGAAGACCGCTACGACGTTAACCTGGTCGCCGTTCAAATTAGGAATGTCCTTGACGCTATGGGCGCGTTTATCCCTTGGCTTCAAAATCCATTCGTCCCCTCTATTGTTGCCGCCCTTGCGGCACCAGCCTTTAATCCATTTCGAATTCGTTTTCATTTTTCATTCTCCTGTTTGTAAATACTCGGTTTAGTACATCCAAAACGAACGTCCATCCTTCTCATATGCTCTAGGGTTCTGACCTTCCGGTTTATGATTTCATCATGCCTGGAAGTTTCACCGTGCAGAACTAATCCCTCTTTCAAAAACTTCTTATGAATCTGTCTCCTGATATTGGGAGTGGTATCCCTCAGATCATGTTTGTATTTGTGTGACCAAAAATAGCCATAACCTTTATAGCCCTTAGTCCCTACGTTTCTCATGTCCTGCTTGAAGAACTCTATGAATTCATTGTCCTTAGAATTGTGCGGGCATTTATGGATTGGATCATTAACGTCCAGATGTACTTTCACCGTATGCGGTGGCAGCTCTTTCTCACATTTCCTGCAGATAATTCCGCTCACGATTGTATCGTTGTCTATTTTAGTTTCTTGCTCTTTCATTTTTTTCTCCTTTTTGGTGGTTGACTTTTATTCGGTTCAGTGTTATCAATAGATCATGATATGCACTTAATTCTCAATATGTACATATTATATACGTTTATGTGCGTGTATGTCAAGAGAAAAGATCAATAAAAGTGACTGAACAGAAAAAAAAATTCAGGGAGGAAATCCTTCACACAATGAAGGAGCAGAACAGGATCAATCTGAACCTGACACTGGCGATTGAAAACTTCGCCGAGCTCCTGACGCCGGAGCTGAAGCAGACCGATTCATTGAAGCGAGTCGAAGAGAAACGGAAGGCATTCCAGGAACGATACAAGGATTGTTTCGATGCGCTTGAAGGAAAGTGAAAGCTCGATCCAGAAAGCAATCCTCCAGTGGGGCGCATACCAGGACGGTATCCAGATGTTCAGGATGAACGTGATCGGAACCCCATTGCCCGACGGCGGATTCCGTCCTTCACCACAGCGCGGTGTAGCTGACCTCTATTGCCAGCTGATGGTTCTCGGAATCCCCGTCGGCGTCTGGCTCGAAGTGAAATCTCGTAACGGAAGGCTGTCAAAGCACCAGAAGGATTTCGAGAAACTGGTGCCCCTCTATTATGTGGTGAGATCAATCGATGATGCAGCCGCCGCGATTGACGATGCCCGCAAGCAAATCATGGAGAAACTGAATGAATGAAGAAACCTATGACCCTCAAATGAGGTACACCGAGAATGAAACCAGGGGATCCCTCGGCGGTGTTGACTTCTCGGATTTCAATTTTAGTACCGAGGGATTCTGTGAACTTGTAGCAGCCTGGGCGGATGCCAAGAAGGAGATGGGCGTCACCGTTAAAAGGGATGAACAAAATTACTACAAGCGGGGATATGCGACCTTGGATGCTTCCCTCGAGAAGGGGATTCCTCTTTTCGCCAAGCATGGAATTATTTTCATCCAGGCCCCTACAGAAAAGTCGCTCATTAATGTCATGGCTCATAAAGCAGGTGGCTGGCTGCGATTCGACTACCCTCTGAACCTAAGTAAATTTAAGAATCACCAGGAGCAGGGATCGGCTCTGACCTATGCCCGGCGCTACTGTTTTCAGGCCATGGCATCACTGGCACCAGGTGATGATGATGATGGTGAACACGCCATGCAGAGGGATCAGAAGGATAATGAAAAGGAACCCGCAAAAAAGAGTGCATCCAGGCGCACCAAACCGCGCAGTAAGGCTGACGAAATAACAGCCGATCTGGATGGGCAGCAACCCAAAGACTACCAACCTAAAAAAGTAAAACAGCATACCGGAGTCGCATCGATCCTGAATGTTGCCGAGAAGGTGGACATGAGCAAACCGGATTCTCCTGCTGAAGATCCCCCTCCACCCGAGGAACCCCCGGCCGATCCGTTCGCAGACTATGAACCGACTCACCAAGTTAAATTGTATAAGAGGGTTATCGACTCGGTTAAAAATGAAAAAGACCTCGAGAATATAAAAGAACAAATAAAGAAGCAGGATTTCAAGGGAACCGACCGCGAATTTCTGCTGCATCATTTTGAAATGAAAGATAATGAATTATCCGGATAGGATCAAAGTTAAGGTTTTGATTGAAAACGAACTCGAGGAAATGCGGGGGAACATTGAAGAGATCTCAGAAGTTAACAAAGATCTCCTTGAAGATCTGAAACGGTTGTCTGTTGAGTTAAAAAAACTCAGGAAGGAGGTAAAGAAAAATGAACTATCCGCGTGAGTTTTATGATACCTGGAAACTAATGACGCCGGAGGAATACCGGGAATATTTATCAGGAGAAAAAGAAGAGGAGGACGACGATGCCGAGTGTAAATAAAGTGTTTTTGCTTGGGAACCTGGGCCAGGATCCCAAGATGATTAAATCAGAAAAGACCGGGACTCGATTCGTAACCTTGTCCGTTGCCACTACGGATTCCTGGGTTAATAAGAAGGGAGACCGCCAGGAGCAAACAGCCTGGCATGACTGCATCGTGTTCGGTGAACGCCTGTGTGATCTGATTCTTGAATACTGCAAGAAAGGAACACTGGTCTGGCTCGAGGGAGCACTCCAGTATTCCGAGTATGTGGACCAGCATGGCGTTCAGAAATCCAAGGCGGAGATCAAGGTCTTCACTCTCACCTGGCTCAAAAACTATAAAACCCTGGAAGACCATCAGCCGGAAGGATCATCTCAGCCGGCTGCAGCAACTGATGAGAAACCCTTTTGAAGGAGTTAGGAATGTCAATACAAATGCTGAAATCAAAACCTGAATCGAATGTGGTCCTGGTAACGCCCGATTATGCCATGGCTCTGCTGGAGAAAAATGATAGGAACCGCGGTATCAGCAAATATGTGCTGAGTAATTATGTGTCTGATATGGAGAACGACCGCTGGCAGGATTCGGCCAGCCAGATTCAGATCAGTAGTGAGGGCTGGCTACTGAATGGACAGCACCGGCTTCATGCCGTTGTCCAATCGGGGAGGAGTCAATACTTTACCATCACGAGAGGTCTCAACTCAGAAACTCAGGATGTCATGGACCTGGGAAAAACGAGAACCGTTGCCGATGCCCTCAGTATTCGCGGCGTAAAAAACTGGCATATGGTTGCAGCCTCAATCCGGCTGCACTATGGATGGCAAACCGGGACTCCGATCAAAACATTCGAGGGCGGCCGTACCGGCAGAACGAAGGCCCAGGAAATCGAGTTGATTCTGAAGGAGAAGGATCAGATCCCCATGCTCGGTGAAGTGATGAATATGGCATCCAGGTCAACCGCCGCATTCCGTCCATTGACCGGCGCGTCTGCCGGTGCATTCCTGATCGAAGCAACCCGTCTTCCAGGTACATGGGAATATGCCAGGAATTTCATTGAACAGGTCACAACCGGGGAGCGTCTGTTTGACCGCGATCCAATCCTGGTGCTGCGGAACCGGCTGAACAAAATGTTTTTCAAGCTGGAAAAACCGCGGGGGGAGAGAGCAGTCAAGTTGGGACTGATCGTTTCGGCCTGGAATCATTACGTCGATGGGAACAAGGTTTCCACCCTCAGAGTCTATGAACATATCCAGAAGATGAAGCAATATCGGGAATTGCCGTATTAGAACTTGCGAAAAATAAGTTGCAAGTTAGCAACTTGCGGAAAGCCGCTCCGCCAGGGTCACCAGGTTCGCCCACCTCCTCCATCTGAGTGGGCGATACGGTTTAGTTCGCCGTCATGTACCTGGGAAGGGCTAATTCGTTCCCCTCTCTCGGCGGAGCGCTTCAGGGGTTTTGTCAGTTTTGGCAGTAGTCACACATAGGGGATATGAAAGAGAAGATCGACATCATCTTTCCACGATACCGAAGGGCGAAGAAGAACTGGCCTCCTACATCTGAGGACATCGAACGGGAGAAGGAGCGGTTCCTGGCCAAGGGCGGAGAGATTAAGAAATACAAGGAGAACGGCGATGACTTCCAGCCTGATAAAAAGAAGAAGGCGATGCAGCAGGAATGGGGAAGAACCTTCGGCATCTATAGATAAGGAGTAATGGATAAGCCATCGGAAGGCCCATCGAGGGGATGGATCCTCTACCATCGAAAGTCAGTCAAACATCATCTCCGATCCAAACCGCTGATCTGGATCTACTTCCTTCATTGTATGGAAGAGGCAGCATTCGAGGATCACAATATATTCTGGAGCGGCCAGGAATTCATGCTGAGGAAAGGATCATTCGTCACGTCGATTGAAAGAGATGTCGTGAAAAATGGAATCACAATAAGTCACGTTCGACGCGCAAGGTCCACTTTGAAAGCTTGCGGAATGATAACCGTAAAGAGCACACGAAACGGATCACTAATCAGCGTTGTAAATTACACGAAACTCCAGGATTGGCGATCACTATTGGATCAGCATCTGAACAGCATCAATTCACAATCTGAACAGAAAGACGACAGAAAGACGACAAACAGGCCGCAACAACATAAAGAAATAGAAAGAAATATAAAGAATTATAAAGAATTTAAAAGCGCGGACGCGCGTATGTCAAAGGATGAGATTAAACAGGATCTGATTAAAAAAAGAGGATGCTCGGATCCAAGCTTTTATAGTCAGGTTATCAAATCGAAATGCTCAAACGCTATCGAACAGGGGAATCTATCACTCGATGACATCACGGCTTCCTGGGAGTCAGGAATCCACTATAACGACGTAATCGAATTATTTAAGGACTAATATGGAAAGATGGCTCAAAATACCGGAGGCTTGCCAAATGCTCACCAGGAAAGGATACGAGATCTCTGAAAGAACCCTACGAGATTATACCAAACCTAGACCCGTCCCACTGATTCGGTCGTCGAAGCCATCGAAGTTCATCCTCTTCAAAGAGGAATGGCTCGATGAATTCCTCGAAGGGAAATACGTTCACGAAGAAGAAAAACTTGACAGCTGAGATTAATTCTCAGAACATCTGCGCCGAATTCCAGGGAAGGATATGGCTACAAGCGGAACTGAGTTCAAAATTACCAAGCGCCTGGTCAACCAGATTGAACACAAAGCTGGACTAGGCTTGACACAGGAGCAGATAGCTCACCTCCTGGATATTACCCCGGAAACACTCTCCCGTAAAAAACAAGACCATCCCGAGATAGGACAAGCCATAGCCCGCGGGCGCGCAAAGACTGTTGGGGCCTTGTCTCGCTCCCTCCTGGAGTCGGGTCACCAGGGTTCCGTCCAGGCCCAGATCTTCGCCCTCAAAAACCTCTCACCAGAGTCATGGTCTGAGCGCCAGCAGCCTCTAGTCAACGTGAACCTGGGACGTTTATCCGATACTCAGCTGCTCGAAGAGATCCGCCAGGATGCAGCGCTATCGAACGCCCTTTCCGGTGTCCTGGAAGCCCCTGAACATGATCCAAACATGAACCAAGACTGATCGGATGCCAGCAACCGCAGTGATTGCAACGGTTCCCGGAGCACGGTCGCAGGTTAATGACCTAGCATCCAGTGAATCGATCACATTCCGGGAGCTGGATCCAGGCGGCAATGGGCGGGAGCTCGGGTTTGTTTACGACAGCTGGACCAGGGCGGTGGCACGGGACTCGATCTGGCAGCCTCTGGTCGGCAAGCGGGGGGTAGCCCGTACCCCCGTACCCCCATCCCTATCCCTTTACTACCACGACATAACCCTCAAGAAATTGCTTCCCAAATGTACGCTTTTAGGCGCTTGCGACCCGGATGATCTGGACGTAATCCTGGGCTATGTGTGTTATGAACCTGATATTGGTCCAGATGGACAACCCTTTTTGCATTTCGTTTATGTGAAGGGTGGATTCCGGCGGCTGGGTATTGGTTCGCGGCTGCTTAGGGAAGCGGGGATTGATCTCATTGATGAGATTTATGTCAGCCATCGAACGGAGCATCTGTTCAAGTGCTGGCCTGGAGTTAAATGGTTGTGGAATCCGTACCGGTCGTGGGTTTAAGCCATGTTGATCTGTTTAGTGGGATTGGAGGATTCTCTCTGGCGGCCAGGTGGGTGGGTGGTTTTGATACGATTGCCTTCTGTGAGATAGATGAATATGCCCGGAGGGTGCTGAAGAGGAATTTCCCAGGAATACCGATTTTCGAAGATGTTGCAGAATTGCATCCAGTTGACCTTATTCCCCGAGATGGACGGGTTGATGTCGTCACGGCGGGATTCCCTTGCCAGGACTTATCTATCGCTGGAGCAAGGCGAGGCATTGAGGCGGATCGAAGCGGATTATTCTTTGAGATTACAAGATTATCGGATGAGGTCTACGCCTATTGCGGAGCTAGACCGATTCTCGTATTGGAAAACGTCCCAGGTCTGCTATCTGGAGACGGGGGAGCTTGGGCTAGACGGGTATACGGGGAGCTGGCCGGACGAGGGTATCATTGTGAGTGGAAGGTTGTATCCGCAGCCGATGTGGGAGCGCCTCATCTCAGGCGGAGGTGGTGGTGCGTCTGCTATGTGGCCGACACCGGCGGCTTCGGACATCGAGGGAGGAATCGTACAGAACGTGGAGCTGGAGAACGGATCTTTCAGCAGGAAGAACAGGGACGGCATCCGTTGGGGGGTGAAGCTCAGGGACGCAGTGAACCATGTGGAGCCGGGACAGCTCAACTCGGATTGGGTGGAATGGCTGATGGGATACCCTCCTGGCTGGACGAACCTGGAGACATCCCCCGAGTGGCATCTGGGCAAAAGGACCGAGTTGCCAGACTGAAGGGCCTTGGGAATGCGGTTGTTCCCCAGGTTGCAATGATTCCGCTGCTGAGGGCAAAAGAAATTCTAACAGGAGAGCATTATGAAGCTGGAAAATGTTGATTTAATCAAGGGCGTTCAGATGCCTCTGCATGGTATGGCGGTGCGTTTGAAGGATGACAAGCACACGGATCTGGAGCTTGAGGAAAACGGGAATGTGAGTGTAACGATCACGGCAGGCACCCGGAAGAACTTCAAGGTGATTCCGAAGGTGAATGTCGCATGCTACGAAACGGCGGAAGCAGCAAAGATTGCAAAGGAGTTGGATGGCAGGTCAGCCAAAGAAGCGGGCCCGGCGGTCGGACCTTCAGTGGACGAGGGAGCAGCGAAGCCTGGCCGAAGAGGCCGTCCGAAGGTTAAGGGCTAGGCAGGACAAGCAGCATCAGCTGGAGCTGATTGCGTCTCAGCTGATCGGGAGTCTGCATCCGAAGCAGCTCGAGTTTTTCGAAAGCGATTCGAAGAAGAGGATTGCCCGGTGTTCGAGACGTGCAGGGAAGACTCATCTGGCAGCCATCGGGTTGATTGATGCAGCGGTGAAGACGCCTGGGGTATTGGTTCCCTACATCACGTTATCGATCAAAAATGCCCGGAGGATCCTTTGGACGACCTTGAGGGAGATCGAGCGGAGCTGGGCGTTGGGGATGGAGTTTCTGGAGAACCAGCTGACGGTGAAGATGCCCAATGGAAGTCAGATTATTCTTGGAGGTTGTCAGGATCCAGGAGAAGTTGAAAAATTTCGCGGCCCAGCCTACAGCAGAGTGATAATTGATGAGGCCCAAAGTATTAAGACGTCTATCCTGGAATCTCTGGTTACTGATGTCATCGAAGCGGCGCTTCTCGATCATGACGGGGAGCTATGGCTGTGTGGGACGCCCAGCAGTAGTTGCAGCGGTTATTTCTATGACCAAAGCGAGATGGCCCGCTCTCCGTTCCAAAGTTTCTACTGGACCCTCCTTGATAATCCGCATCTTCCAGGGGCTAAGGCATGGCTTGAAAGAGCGATTGAGGAGAATGACTGGTCTGAGGATAATCCAACGTATCGACGGGAGTATCTTGGTGAGTGGACCAGGGATGAAAACACCCTGGTATATCGATTCTCAAGGAAACGCAACCTCGTCGATGAGCTGCCCGATTACCAATGGCAGAGGGCGTTGGGGATCGATCTGGGATTCGTTGATTCGACTGCATTTGTTGTGGTGGCATGGTCTGATGAATGCCCTGAAACCTATCTTATCCATACTGAGAAGCACACCGGTTTCACGTCTGATGACATTGCCCGGAAGGTTCAGCAGCTGGATTTCGAATACAAGTTCGACCGGATCTGCGCGGATACGGGAGCTCTGGGGAAGATGATCATTGAGGAGATTAATAAGAGATACAGTTTGTCGATTCTGCCGGCGGAGAAATCCAAAAAATACGATCACATAGAACTTTTGAATTCAGATTTCAAGAAGGGGAAGTTTTTGGTTGTGGACAATCATGACAACCGCGCCCTGGTTGATGAGCTCGAGCTGCTGGAATGGGATCCGATGGAGCGTGCGAAGGGTAAATTCGTCGAGAGATCGGACTGCGAGAATCATGCAGCGGATGCAATGCTCTATGTCTGGCGGGAATCTCTGGGTTTTCTGCACCGGCCTGATGCGGAGAAGCCTGGATTCAAGACTCCGGAGTGGTATGCAGAAGAAGAAAGGAAGATGGAGGCATCTGCAATCTCGGTGCTTGATGGCGATTCGGTTCCATGGTGGGAGGAGACTGGTTTCGATCCTGGACATGAGGTGATCAATGGCTGAAATGAGGCATCCTGCAGCCCGTTCGAGTGCATTGGCGGCACTGAATGGAGGAAAAAAGCCCCGGAAGGAGTTTCTGGGGGATCCGAACACGTTGTCCGAAGGAATTCAGCATCTGTATCCGAAGGATCTGACTGAAGAGCAGAAAAAAGCGATCCAGGCGGGTGCAGCACGGGCCTGGTATGCGGATTTGCCTGGTGCAGTGGTCGATATTCCTGCCATGGCGCTCGAATATGGCGCCGAAGGCCTGAAAAGGATGCTTCCGAAGAACCTGGGAGGGTACGATTTCGCCAAATCCCTTGGAGTTGAGGCCTTTCAGGAAGGAATGCGTAAACCAGCAGGCGGATCGAGGCACTTGGAGGAGCTGGGGGAGGAAATAGGCATCATTCCCCCGACAACGGGCATGAAGGAGGAGGAATTCGCCAGAATGGCATTCGGGTTTCTTGATCCGGTGCCGATTCCCCTGACTGCCGGGGTATTTGCATCGAAAAGGGCAAAAACACTTCCGGAACTGAGTCTTGCAAAGGCGGAAGATATGGAAAAGGCCCGTTCAAGGCCGCAGGAGATCTTCCAGGAGACAGGATTCTTCAGGGGGCCTGAAGGACAGTGGCGTTTTGAGATATCAGACAAGGATATCAAGATCAATCCCGAAAAGCTGAAGACGGCACAAAGGATCTGGGGAAGGGATGAGGATAAGAGGATATTCGGCGAAGGAGACATCTCGTATGGCGATATACAGAGAAATTCCTATGCACCCTTGAAGGAGGTAGTGGATCACCCGGAGCTGTTTAAAGCCTATCCCGAGCTGGAAGAAGTCTACATAAAGTTTGAGCCTCCTGAAAAATCAGGACACCGTTACCGCGGTTATTACGCGGAAAGAAAGGAATATGTTCCTGTTGATCCTCTGTCCAGAGCCATCGGAGATGATCAGTCTCCAACCGATCCCAAAAAAGTGATTGCCCTTGTTGCTCCTACCAGACAAAGCGAGATTTCAAGGCTGGAGGAATTGATTTATCCAGCCAAAAGAAGGAAGCAAAATGCAGAAAATACCATCCAACGCCTTGAAGGCCAAGCAATGGCTTCCTTTCCGTATTCAATTCTAGCTGGTTCCATGAAGGAAATGGAACAGGCAAAATTAACGCTTAAAAATTCCAAGGAAATTCTTGATGAACTTGTTCCGGAATTAGACCGTCTAAGTGGAGGAGGAAAGGTGGATCTTCCTTTTGCAGTCAAGTCCACTCTGACACATGAACTGCAGCACGCGATTCAGGACATTGAGAACCTTCCGCGTGGAGGGAGTCCGGAAACGGCATTCAGGGAAACAAAAAAATGGGCGGAGAAGAGTCTCCTGAAGGAGGGCGGGATGACCCGTCCCAAATTGCAGATGGAAGCCCAGGAATACGGCAGGAAACTAGAAGATATGTATGTCCTGGACAATGTTCATTATCTCCAGCAGCTCCAGCGCTTCATCATGAGTGATGAACCTACCCGAAACGCCCGGTTCATTGAAAACTCCCAGATGAGTTATGGACTCACCCGAGCAGAAGATCAATGGCTCGGTCCCAGGCCGAAGCGCCACAGGAGAAAGGAATATGCCGAATATTTAAGGAAAAAGGCAAGGATCTACCAGGCTAAGATCGTTGATAAATGGAATAAGAATGATTACAAGTCAAACCAGGTTGAAAGTCTTCTGCATGAACTGCAGGGATATACAGACAAAAAGGGGAAGGAGTTCCCTGAAAACCTGGAATCCTACTACCCCTGGAATATTAAAGGAGAAGCTCCCGGCATTGTGAATGAAGAGACAAATATGTTGAACTTTGGGCAGCCTAACTGGCTGGCTCTGGGAGAGAAGAATGTTAAAAATGCAGTCAAGCGCAAAGCCTATGATGCCGACAGACACCGGGAAGCAGCCGGGCTTGAACGTAAAATTGTGACCAGGCTGAAAGATCTTGAGAGGATGCGGGAGGATCTAAACCGTGGAACCTTTGGTTATGAGGACCGTGAATTCTATAAAAGGCTTGCAGGAGAAGCAGAAGCCCGCGCCGTTCAGGAAAGGCTTCAGCTCGAAGACCAAAAAGCAGGAGGAACCGGAGGTCTGACCAAACTTGAAAATACCCCGGAAGGGTGGAAGGAAGTTGAGTATTCAGGTGCAGGTAAAATAAAAGACCCGGAGGAGCTCCTGCAGCGACCTCCGACTGATATTTATGATGTTCCCAAAGAGGAACTGGGGTTTATTTATAACGAGTATGCTCTACCATCCCGCGCTGCAGCAAGACCAGCTTATGCTAAATAAAAAAGATCTGACCATCGAACAGGTCAAAGACCTGGTAGTTTTCCTGGTTGGAAACAAGGTTCAGAAATTCAAGGGGATGGGTCTGGAACTCGACCTGATCCCTGGTGAAATCGATCCGATCCTTAAGATGATGGGCCAGGGTGAGCAGGAGGTCCAGATGACGGATCAGGAACTTCAAAACCAATATAACTCGAGGCGCATATGAATTTCTGGTGGCAGGAAAAAGAAGGCGAAGACCTCGCCAACGCGGTGACTGATACCGTGAACAAACTCATCTCCGAGAACTCGTTCAGGTACAACTTGAACATGGATATGCTCCGGATCTACACCGGCCGCGACTACGAAGCCCTCGACCGCTACGATCCTTCGATGCGGGGCTCGATGCCCATCGGTGAGGATTATCGGATGAGGCTCAACGTCACCGGTTCCTGCATCGATACCCTGGTCTCGAGAATCGGCAAGAGTAAACCCAAACCGATGTACCTGACCAAACGCGGAGATTACAACCTCCGGCAGCGGGCCCAGAGATTGACCGATCTGATGGAAGGTGTTTTCCACAATGCAAAGATCTATGAGCACATGACCCGCGTTTTCCAGGATAGCCTCATCTTCGACATCGGGGCCCTGAAGATAGGGCGCGACGGATCCGATATCTGGGTCGAGCGTGTTTTCCCCTGCGAACTCTTCTGGGATCTGACTGCTGCAATGTATTCCGATCCGCCGGCGCTCCACCAGGTCAAACAGATTTCGATGGAAACCCTGAAGCAGCTCTACCCCGAGAAGGTCGAAGAGATCGAGTTTCATGCAGTTCATGGGGCGGAATACTCAGACAATAAACCAACGGATGCAGACATGATCCAGGTCACTGAATCCTGGCACCTTCCATCGGTCGCAGATGCCGAAGACGGGCTGCACTGCACGACCATGGACGGTCTGGTTCTCGATGCAGAGGGCTGGGACTATGGGAAGTTTCCGTTCGTGTTCCTTCGTTGGGGGGAAGCAGGGGTTGGTTTTGGTGGGATCTCACTTGCTGAACAGTTGAAGAACATTCAGTTCGAAATCAATAAGCTTGCCTTGAGGATTCAACAGGCCATGCACCTCCTATCGGTTCCCTGGATCTTCGTTCAGGCCGGGAGCCGCGTCGTTGATACCGCGCTCAGAAACCAGGTCGGATCGATTGTAAACTACGTCGGTCAGCCTCCGGTATCCTACAACCCGACTGCGATGCATCCGGAAGTCTACGCCCACCTGGACCGGCTCTATCAGCTTGCATACCAGCAGAGTGGATTATCCGAGATGAGTGCAACCGGAAAGAAACCGCCGGGCCTGGAATCAGGGGCCGCACTCAGAACCTTCCATGACATCGAATCGGAAAGGTTCATGCACCAGGGCCAGAAATATGAAGAGGCCTTCATGCGCGTTGCCGAGTGGTGTTTCGATCTGGGGAAGGAAATCGTTGAGGAATTCGGCAAGTGGCCGGTCAAGGGAATTGCAGATAATGCCCTGAAGAAACTCGACTTCAAGGATCTCATGATTGCAGAGGAGGATTTCACCCTGCAGCCCTTCCCGGTTTCACTTTTGCCATCGACACCGGCCGGAAGGCTTGCTGCCGTGACCGAGCTCATGAATGCCGGCATCATAACGAACCCCGCGCACATAACCAGGCTGCTCGAGTTTCCCGACCTCGAAGCCGTCACCGGTCTCTACAGAACCTTCGAGAAGGATATGGAATGGCGGATCTCCGAGATCGTCGAATACGGAAGATACCATGCGCCGGAACCCATCATGAACCTCGAGTTTGCATCCGAGCGAATGGCCCAGGCCTTCCTGGAAGGTCAGCAGGACGGGCTCGAAACGGAGAAGCTCAACGATATGAACCGCTTCATCTCCGACTGCCAGGCCCTCATCCAGGGGGAAGCGCCTCCGGAGGAACTCGCACCGGCAGGAGAGGCCCCCATGGAACCCCCGGCTGAAATGCTCGAAGGCCTGATGCCCGGCGGAGCACCCGAAGAAACACCGCCCGAACCCATGGGACTCCCGCCGATTCCAGGAGGAACGCCGGAGCTCCCTCCACCTGAACCTGAACCCCTACCCATATGATGGCGGAACAATCTACTGAAGAGGTCATTGAAGACGCCCAGATTCAGCAATGGGCCGAAGCAAATATAGCCGAAGATGTTGAAGCAGCTGCTGAAGAGGATCCTGCAGAAGTTGAGGAACCTGAAGCCTCCGCCGAGTTCGAGGAACCGGAAGGAGAAGAGGTTGAAGAAATCGAAGCAGAAGAACCGGAAGAAAAAGAGGAGCCCCGCATCTCGCGTACATTCGCCCGGATGAAGGAGAGGGAAAGAGAACTTCAGAAACAGCAGCGGGAACTCCACCAGCAGCGGGAAGAACTTCGGCCCTTCAAGGAAGCGAAAGACAAATCTGCTTCAGGGGATATGCTCGGGGCCCTCGAACAAGTCGGCTGGAACTATGAAAAGGCAACAACCCAGGTGCTTCAGGATGGGAAGCTGCAGCCGAATTCACCCAATGGTCAGCAGGTCACTCCAGAGGTGGAGACAAAACTTCAGCAGCTCGATGATTATGTCAAGAAAGAACGGATCGACAAATACGTTGGTGCCATCAAGGAACTGGTTGACGGCAATGAAAATTATGGTTTAATCCGCTCAAAATGGGAGGAAACCGTCCCGATGCTCCTGCAAATGCAGGAAATCAGTATGCGTGAGAACCAGGTTGTGATGGATCCGGATGAATTGCTTGACAAAGCAGAAACCTATTATGAAAATTTGATCGGATCGGCCCTCAGTACCGAGAAAGGCCGCAAACTTTATAGCCAGAGTGAGGCTGGCGAATCCCCCCAGGAAAAATCCTCAACTCCGCAAAGGACTAGATCGCGGACGTTAAGAAACACAGCTTCACGTCCGAAGTCCAAAGTTAGCCGCGCCCCTAAGACGGAACGCGAAGAGCTGGAAGCAGCTATCGCCAAGGTCAGCTGGGAGTAGGCAACGGGACAAGGACTAACGTCCTTTATGGAGATTATATCTTATGGCAGCCCCAGCTTCTACGCTGGCCAAATGGGATGCCGTCTTAAAACAGTATTACACGTCCAAGAAGGTTGAGAATCTGGTCTATGATTCACATCCGCTGTTCGAATTAATACCAAAAGACGAGTCATTCCGCGGTCGCAATATGCCAATCCCTCTGGTGTACGGTCTCCCACAGGGAATTTCAAATACGTTCTCAACGGCTCAGGCTAACGCATCATCCTCAAGCTTGGACGACTTCCTATTAACCCGTACTACCAAGTATGGGGTCGCGACTCTCGCGGGGGAATCCGTCGCGGCATCAGAAGGTGACCGCTTTAGTTTTCTCAGCCAGAGCACGACTGAGATCAACAACACAATCAAATCCGTAGGCGACGCGATTGCCCGAGATCTTTATCGGGACGGATCCGGAGCCATCGGTCAGATTGCAGCAACGACCACAATCGGAAGTGTGGATTGTGATCTTGAGAATCCGGAATCGGTTTTCAATTTTGAAGTGGGAATGAGGCTTGACCTGAATGCCAATAAGACCGGCAATTCAGGATCGCTTCGCGCCAACTACACTCAGATTGCAGCCGTTGACCGTTCTGCCTATACGACCGGCAGCACCGATCAATTAACCGCAACTGGGAACTGGAATGCGAATTCCGGAGCGACCGGCGATTATCTGTATCAGGAAGGGGATTACGATTCGGCAGTGAAAGGCCTCGAAGCCTGGGTTCCTGCAACGACTCCCGGAAGTGCCGCGTTCTTCGGTGTTGACCGAAGCGTCGATCCGACCAGGTTGGGTGGACAACGCTACGACGGATCGAGTGATTCAATTGTCGAAGCACTCATCAGCGGAGCCGCCATCACGGCCAGGGAAGGAGGAAATCCGGATCACGTTTTCCTGCCTTTCGAGGATTTCATCAAGCTTGAAAAAAGCTTAAACGCCCAGGTTCAGAGGGATGTCAAACAATCTGATTCAATCAGTGGATACAGATCTCTGGAGATGTATGCACCGCACGGCGCGATGAAAATTATCCCGGATAAGGATTGTCCCCCTTCGAAGGCTTACATGTTAACTCTGAATTCCTGGGTTTTGGCCAGCATCGGCCCTGCCGTTCAGCTTACACAGCTAGATGGAAATCGTACCCTCAGAATTTCAGATGCAGACGGAATCGAAGTGCGCATCCACAGCTATCTGCAGATGGGTTGTCGAGCACCTGGATGGAATTGTGTCGTCACTCTCCCAGCTTAAAGGAGGATCATGGCCAATAAAATCTTTTACGATGCTCAGGCGGTTAATCCAGAGGTGAAGATTTTGGCAGGATCTTTCCTGCCGAATGGCTCCAGCGCAATTGTAAATGCATCCAACACAGGTGCCGGGTTTACGGTCGCATATACGACTACCGGACAGTATACGATCACCTTGACTGATTCGTATCCCGGTCTGCTCAGTGCGACTGCGACCCTGGCCCTGAATGCGGTTGCAGATGCAAAAGTTCAGTTTGGTGCAATAGATGTAACAACGGCGAAAACCATCGTGATCAATAACATCACTGGAACGTCGGCTGCAGACATTGCCTCGAATGCAAACAACCGGATCCATTTCTGTTTGGTTCTTAGAAATACTTCACTTCTGAAGTAAGGAGGATCATATGTATGGAGCCGACAGCGCGATGATTATCGAGCTCGGGAAATCCATGCCTAAAGGGGATTCCAAGAAGGGATCCCCCAAGGGCTATGAGGAGGAAGTCGAGGTCGAAGAAGTCGAAGGAGATGCCTGGGAGTATTCGGATGAGCAGCACCAGATGGCCGAAGAGCTCGGTAAGGCCCTTTCATCTGGCGATACGCAGCAGATTCTGGAGGCTTTCCATAGTATCCAGATGAGCTACTAGGGTGGCGGATTACGTTACCCTTTCCAACCTACGGACCCTGGTGCGACAACGGGCCGATATGGAGGGTTCGCAGTTCGTGACGGATGAGGAGATCCGCCAGTATTGCAATTTAGGATACGCGGAGCTCTACGATATGCTCGTAACGAATGCGACCTCTGAGGATTATTTCCTCAACTCCAGCACGGTCAGCCTTGTATCAGGAACTCAGCTTTATTCGCTTCCCTCGGATTTCTATAAACTGAGGGGAGTGGATTTGAACTCGGGGAGTGATACCTTCCCCTTGAAGAGATACAACTTCCCCCAGAGAAACGTCGGGAGCAGATACGCGGTTCCCTACCGGTTCCGCTATCACCTCCAGGGGGATAAGCTGCGGCTGACGCCGAAGCCCTCGACAAATGATTCTTTGACACTCTGGTACATCCCGTCGCCGAAAAAGATGCTGGAGAAGACTCCAACGGCAATCACCAGGGGATCGACCACTATGTGGACGGTCGGCAATCCTCACAGTTTTGTCGTCGGGGATCTGATCACCGGGATCGACTTCCTGGCAACCGACTACAACGTCGATCAGGAAATAACGGCCATCGGAGCGGCCACCGTGACAACCGATCTGGATTCAAGTGGCCTCGCGGATCCGACCGTTTATGGATCAATCGAATCCCGTTTTAATTTCTATTCGGGCTGGGATTCGTTCGTAATTCTTTCGGCTGCTGGAAACTGCATCATTAAGGAGGAGGGTGATCCTGCCCCCATCTTCGCAATGAAGGAACAGCAGCGGAACAGGATCCTCAGTGTTTCCGATAACCGGGATCTGGGAGAGCCGGCCACCGTCACAGACGTTTCTGTTTATTACACCGATTCTGGAAATTTTTCCTGGTATCAATAACGGAGATTCATATGCCCTTCAATACATTCAAAAACAACCAGAGCTATGTTTCAGCTGCAACAATGGATGCCGATATAACCGGTGATACCATCGATGCCTCGGGAATGAACAGTTGCAGCATGACATGCGTGAACACGGCAGGATCTTCGCCCGTCGGGACATTATATATCCAGATCTCAAACGATCAATCGACCTGGG